GTTTTTATCATATCTACATTCAGTCACCATTATAATGTCCCCCCGCTTCAAATAGAGGTCATCTCTGGCCGGATAATTGGTGCCAGGCCCACTCCTGATCTCCATTATGTCCACAATTACTGTGGCCCTATATGCTTGATAGGTAGGAGTCACATATATGATAGTGGGGCCTAGTGGGAGGGTGGCAGGCATAGTGCTGGATGGAGAAGGAGTTACCGTCCATCCCCGCAGCTTATATGTGGGGGTCTTTTCACAGGCCAGAGCCGCAATTATCAGGGCAAGCATTGGTAATATGATGGCATATTTCCTATACATATCACCCTCCATCCATTGGGATGTCCCTGGGCAATCCAAGACTCTTCCTACCTATGCTGCAGTTAGGATTTTGACACTTTTCATAAATGGGCCATTTAGCCATCTTGCTATCCTTTCCCATCTTGGTCCCATACTCAATGAATGGAAGGATCGAATGGCACGTTGGACATACGGCTGGGGCGTGCGTGGCCGGGACCGGCATCTTAATCATATTCCTATGCTTGCCGGATAGAAATTTGGGCACCTTGAGAACATATCTCCCTACAAACCCAGCGGGCTTATTCAACGGGGACGGGAACGTGTGGGTAGAAATGTAGTCGGGAATAACCCCGCCAGGCGTAAACCCAATGGCTCCCTTATTTGGCATGATCTCCTGAGGTATTGACGAGAATATGGACTTTCCAATTAGCAGAGCCATGATAACCGACGGGATGGACGGAACGAACCATGTCACAAACACCTGTACCCATGCGGGCTGATCGATAATGCTGTTCTTCACCTGCAAACTATCGAAGATCTGGGCCAGGGCGCTGATCAGGAATGGGGCAACCACGACCACCACATTCCACAACCAGTCAACTGTGTTTTTTGCCCGAGGTAGAGTCAGCTTCATGACGAATAGGGCACCCTCGATCAGAACGCCAACCCCAACACCATAAAACACTTCGAGCCCCGAGAACCCAAATATGGTTCCTGGGGCAAAGGCTATCATCAGGTCAACCGTCTTCGAGAACATCAGAGCCATCCCTAGGGCAAACGTCCCGTTCTCCACCACCCAGGCAGCACAACCAATCATGTCAATCCCCTGCTGAGGGACCGGCACAGGGTCCATTACTGGACCTATCTTACCTTCTTTTTCTTCCATTGCCTACTCCTTTACTCGTATGATGTGATCGCCTTATTGTCCAGAACTCGCTGTGCACACGCCTTGGCTGTGGCAACTGCGGCCTCTGCATTGGCCTCATTATTTTCCGTAGACAGGACATCCCGAATGTCACGCCACGTGGCTGTATCCCCCAAACACATCTCAATGGCATCCAGAGTTCCCTGCGAGATGGGCTTATCCATCATATACTCGCAGAACAGAGATCCACAATGTTTGTTTGGGGTATCCGGAAATGAAAACCCATTATCGATCAGGACTATCCGGCCCTCCTCATCCGGATGCGTCATATAGTTATGGCGCTCCCGCCTGTCACGCTGCGACATAATATAATCCAATACCGCCGCTCGTTCAACCCACTCGGGACTGTAATCAGATAGGTCACCACGGGGACTGGTTTGTCCGGGCGTATACCAGATAGCCGCGCCCAGCTCATCATCAACCTTACTTACATAGGATAGAGGGACCAGGGGGAATCCAAGACATTGAGCTAACAACCAGGCCGCTTCTTCACGGACGTACTGCGGCCCACCAATATTCTCCTGAATGCGCAAACTCTCTCCACCCTCCGGCTTCCATAGAGCGGGTTTGGGTGGTTTACCGTCCGGTGCCATGGCCACAATCTCTACCTCATTTGCGTGATGTCCAACTGGAAAGTCAAATTTTACCTGTCTGGATATGGGTGCGTTGAAATATTCCTCATCCTCCGGGCACACCCCACAATGCTTAAAATATTCAGCCCAATCGACCTTCTCAAGCTTGCCCACGCGCTGATCGGCATTCAGGAAAGTTACGGTCCTTATCTCATTCTCTATGCAAAGGGAGATGCCGTCAATACTCACGTCTATGTCCGGCACCATGAATCCCGCAGGCAGCTGCCAGTCGTCGGAAAAGTACGCCAGGGTTATGTGCGGGACAAACCCATGCTCTCTGGAATACGTAACCCCATTACCATCAAGCTCGTCGCACACCATCGTCCTTATAAACGGCAGTTCGGGACAATCCAGAGTAGCATATAACACATGCACATCATCCTGACCATTGAATATTCCATACCCTTGAATATGCCCATCAATGGAGCCATAACTTAATGCAACCTTCTTCATTATCCTAATGATGTTATCGGTCATCCCTGGGTCGGGATAAGGCATATACGCCAGGGTAACATGCATATTACTAGCCTTCTCAATTCCCGCATTAATTGGAAGGCGCAAACTCTCCGTAATCTCACGCAGCTTTTTGGCCGCCCCCTCAGGAATATAGACAGCCACCATGCCTCCGTCCCCATGATTATGAACAATATCTACCTTGCGAGCATCCGGAACATTGGCATACAGAGCTCGTAGATGAGCATCGGCCTTTCCCTTATCCTCACCGTGGTTTCCCCCGGGGACGTCCTTGCCCGTGCTAATATTTACTACCACAAAATCCCTGCCACGGTGCTCAACCTTATATCTCTTATTCATGGCGTCGTGTAGGTGGGTATAATATTCGGAATCCTCATCAAGATGGTCACGTACAATATTGGCTATTACGTCCTGGTCATTACCAACCGTATCAGCGTGCTCCTGCTCCTCCTCAATCCCCATGCGCCATTCCTCGGGGTCTACGGAATCGGCTTTTTTGGCGTCCGCCTTTCTCTGCCATTTGGGCGGAGCAACTCCATCTATGTCGTGTACCGCCTCGACGTGTCGCTTGGATTTGAACTCATTATAGTGCTGAACGCAGAACCAGGCCCGGCCAAACCCCTGGGCCCAGATCACGTCCTTTCTGGGGGGCTTATCGCAATTGAAGCACTTGTCCTTGGGATGGGCCTTTTCCAAGCTCGGAATTGACCACGTTGTAGTAGACAGAGACTTACCCGCCGTCGCTTCTAACAATCTAACTACCTTTTCAACCGTGGCCCTGTCCTCTGGGGTGTGCTCCTTTCCCTCCTTAATGGCGTCCTCAGGCCCTATCGGACTCCCCCCCTCCTGACCAGGAACGGCCCCTATGGGGGCCACCAAACCGGAGGGGTCAGCTACCATCTTTTCTACAACATATACCGAATTGCCAGCTACGATCAAGTGCATGTTGGCTATATTATCATTATCCTCGGTACTACCGACTATATGCTTGTTCTGAGCAGTGAGTACGTCGTTCAAAGTCATACTCCCATGTATAAACTGATTCCACAGGGATTCCTGCTGCATGGACGGGTCGATCTCCTCCTGTGGATAGTCCAAATAGAAGGTAACGTCATCTACTCCGCTCTTTATCAGGACCTGATTAAAGGCGTCCTCAACCGACCTCTTCTCAGTTTCCAAAATTTGTCTGGTCATATCATGCGCGGCCCCCTGTTCGAATCCCTTACCACCCAATCCGCGGGATGACCTCTCTCCAATCTCGCTGGTTGGCACGCCCAGAGCATAGTAAATGTTGTGCCTGGCCATTCCATACAGCTTGTCCGGAAAATCGGGTTTCTTGGTCGGTATGTACTTCATACCCTCAGGCCCGAACCGGATGCGGGCATGCTGGGTTTGCGCCCCAGACGCCATGCGGGCATTAAATTCCTTCTCAGCCAGGGCCAATTTGGTCATGGTTGGAAACCAATCCTTGGGCATGGACGCAAAGCCCTCCGGCATGTTGCCAGTCCGATAGTGGCCCAGCTCAAACGCCGTCAGCAGCGCAATCAACTGTATCCAGGTCCAGGATCTCTCAATGTAGGACTCGCCATACGGACTATCCACGGACGGGGCCGGGGGTTCAGGAACGAAATAAATCTGATTTTTATCCCAAAACGAGAAGGGAATGCCCTTGATGATCTGCGTAAAGGCCGGGGTGGTGATTGGCATAGGTTTGCCTTCACTAATCCGCTTCTTAGCTGCTTCCAGATATTTACGAGCGATATCTGGCATGCCAGCCGTCACCCTGGGATCATTGTTAGCTATGCCATATTTAATACGATCAACATATTTCCTAAGTTCCGGGTCCACCTCACCGGGCTCGGGCAGCTTTCCCCGAGGATTAATAATCAAAAATAGAGTGGAACCGTCAATATATTCAAGAGCATCTATCTCTCCCTTATTGTCCCTGCGCATAAAAAAAGCTGGAGCCGCATATACCTTAGCCGACTTCTTAAAACGGGACAGCCATACGTTGAAGGGAGTAGAACGATCGGGAGAGACAGTAAGCCAGTTATATGGGTGACCCTCATCCACTCTCTGCCTGGTCTTCCGGTCCTTTAGCATTGGCACAAAACCGGACAACTCACGGACAATAAGACCAACGGGGGTCGAGACCTCCACCACGTTGGAATAAGCCGATTTCAGGGCACTAACGGGCATGAGCCCTTCATACCCAACCCTGGGCTGCAACGTAGCATTAACCGTCACTGGATAGTCAATCTCACGGGGAAGGTCCGAGTCCTCGGGCCTGGGGACCGGTGTGATTGGCCACCCAGGCCCATACACAGTGGAAACGTCCTCGGATGGCAGGTTATAAGTGCCTGCTCCAGTAACGACATTATACTTGGCGAACGATTTGTGACCAACTAAGGTTATTGCCATTTGTCCATTCTATTCTCGCCTACTTCAAATCGAACCAAAAATCGGGAGCCAGGTGGTCCTTAACCACATCCAGCGGAATTGCCGCATAGGATGGCAGGAGGTATCCCTCAACCCTTGCCATTGGTATACTTTCCAATATCTCATCAATTATATCACTGCGAACCACCACCCTGGTTGGAACCTGACCACTCTCCTTGAATTCGGCCAGGCATTTCATAATCTTGTCGTGTGCCGATATCATTCCTTATTGTCCTCACTGGGCGGCGGTTGCACTAGGACGCAGTGCAGGAACCAACCCTTGGAGCGATACCAACCCTCAAGCTCTACAAATGCCTGGGTATCCTTAGCCCCAGTCTGGTCGATGATAAACACAGTCTTAGTCTCATGATTGAATGAGACATCAATCCCCGGCATCGATATTCGATGCTCCTCCGGAGCGTCCCACAACGCCCGCTCCTCCGGTTTGAACAAGCTCCTCAGATTCATTCGCCGGCCCCCGGGACTTCCTCTCCAATATAACTATCTGCCCGCTTAGATGAATTATGCACTCGATCAATTCCTTCCTTGAACATTGGCCCAGCTGTCTGCCCATCCACCGCAGCATCCTTGACGATCGCATCGACTTCTGGCTCAGGTTGGACATTTTTAACATCCTCCTTTATGATTTGCCACACGCTCTTGATGTCCGGCTTTTGCTCAGCCGTATTCCTAACCAACAACGCGCTCAACAGGGCCTCCCCTTCGGTCAACGTGCGCTTACCTCCCTCATACAAGCCCCAGGCCCGTTCGAAGACGTCCTTCCTAATGGCAAAGTGCTCCGGATGTTCCCTGCATCTGAGATTGGGTACATATTCATCCAACTGTGCTGAGCACACCGGACATTTTCCCCTGAATTCACCTGTCATCCTGCCTCCTGTTTATGGCTCATGGCGGACTCCCTGACCATATCGTCAAGTGCCTGTTCGAACGACATATCGTGCGTTTCAGCGTGATACCTAACCATGTCGTCGTCAATGTCCTCAGTGTCGGACTGGCCGCTGCCGTATTTCCTAAGTTCTTCATCGGTAACGACATATCTTCCGGACCTAAGGGCCAACCCCAGCCCCATAACGGTGTCGTCGTTACCTCCACCGGACGCTGCCAGCTGCCAGGCCCCCGAAAGCGGGAGCTGTCTGGACACGAAAGTGTTCATTTCGGTACGCTGCACCGGGTGGTTCTGCAATTTCCACCCGCCATCATGAATGGCCTCGTTTAGATCGGACATGATGCCGGCTTTTGACATGTTGGTGGTTTCAAATTCCAAAATGTCTACACCGATCTTACGCAGTTCCTCAATGTTGACGGAGCCGATTGAATTTCTCTCAGCCAGAATTGAATCCAGGTGCCACTGTAGATACTTACGTTTAACCCGTCGCCTGATCTCCCCCCACGGCAAGCCGTGGATATGGAGCAAATCAACCTGTACATGGTCGGTAAAGTCAAGCACTGGCATGGCGGTCCAATCGGTCTGTCCAAAATCCAGCCCAGCCCCATATTTGTGCCCATCCTTGTAAACGGCTTGCATTGGCGCCTCGAACACGCCGGTAAGATCCCCAAAATATCCATTGCCGGACGTTAGGAAGCAGGCCACCGGGTCCTCGGGGTATTCCTGCGGGAACAGCCATTTAAGCTCAATCTGCTTATTGCGGCGCCACTTGATCTGCTCAGGAGCCAGATCATTGGCTGCAGCCAAGGCTGCTTCCTCCTCCGTATATTCAATTACTTCCCCAGGATCAAGGGCAATCCTGTATTCATTGTCCCACCACCACGGGTAGAAGTGCAACTTCCACGGCCCCTCGCCCCGCAGGGCCTCCATGCATAATTCATAAAAGTGCCCCTGGGCCCCGTTGGGGGTAGACTCAAGAGAGACGTCGGGGCTGCCGCCTTGCATGGCGCCAGCGATCAGGCTCATGGCGTCCGGCCAGAAGGCCACCTCGGACCCATGGAAATCAGTATAGGTGCCGCCACGCCCGGTGTCTACGGTGCCAGCCGTGGCGATCGATGCGTCGGAATTGAGTTCAGGATAAGTAGTAAGTGATGCATTCGCGTACTTGCGTGCCGGTTGAATTCCGTCAAAGATGCAGTGTTCCCAGAAACGATCGGCCATTATCCTAAGCTTCACAGTGGTGTCAGCT